CGCCCGCCCCGCCGGTTCCGCCCCTGGGGGGCGACGGTGATGGACTTGTCCAGGCCGGACTTTTTGACCTTGCCCTTCTTGATGGACTGGGAGGTGGCGCCCGTCCAGTAGGGCCCCCGCCACGCCTTTGCCGTCTCCGCCCGCTGGGCCTGGGCGATCACGTCCGCCTCAGCGTTGAGGATGCCGTCCGTCACGCGGTCCGGCAGGCTTGCCAGAGCGGCCAGGCCCTCGGAAAGGGCGTCCAGCCCGGTCACCGTCAGCCGTCCCATTCCGCTGCCCCCGCTTCCCGTGCGGTCTCGCACTCGAACACGTGGTGCTGTCCGTCCTTGTCCGAGGCGTTGGTATAGCGGGGCCAGGTGAAGCCCGCCGAGACGAGAGCCCGTTTGATGGCCCGGCGCTTGTTCAAAGTGTCCACCCCCAGGGGCGCGTAGAGGTGGACCTGGGCCATAACCCGCTCGTGCTCCGGCTCATCGTCGCCGAAGTCGTCCGGGATGGTGTCATAGTTGAACGTGATGTAAACACCCTTCCTGCCCTCGTAGGCGTCCGCCTCGGCGGGCGCGATGGGGCTCAGGGCGGCCCGCAGGGTCTGGTTGATATTCATACCGCACCCTCCTTCCCCGGCCCTTCCTGGACCGTCTCCGGCGGCTCCTGGGCCTCCTTGCAGTTGAGCTCAAAGACTTCGCCGTTCGGGGTGTAGTCCCGCACCACCTCATAAAGGCGCCCCTGGTACTCCACCAGGGTCTCCCCCCGGTAGTCCGCGCCATGCACCTCCAGCACCAGGACGATCTTGTCCCCGGCCTGCTTGGCGGTGTAGAACTCGGCGCGGGTGGCGGACTTCTTATTAACGAACACCTCCCGCCGGGAGGTGTTCGTGTCCTTGTACCCGTTGGCGTTCACCGTCTTCTCCTCTCGGATGAGGACGGCCTTGTCTCTCCAGTACACGGTTACCCCTCCCCGCCGCCCACGTAGTCCGAGGCCAGGGCCAGGGAGACCTTCAGGCGGTGATACGCGGTGCGGTACTTGTCCGCGTCCTCGTTGTCCAGGCCGAACTCCGCCTTGACGTAGGACGCCACCGCCCGCTTGACCAGCGGGTCCGTCTCGTCCCGGGCCCGCTGGGGGAGGACGCCGCCCAGGGCCAGGTCCTCCCGGGCGGCGCGGATGAGGTCCGCGATCTCCCCGTCGAAGTCCGGGGAGGTGATGCGCAGGGCCCGCCGGAGGTCGGCCAGGTATTCCGCCGAGATGTCCCCTCCGCCCATGGCTTACTTCACAGAGGCCGCGCCGCGCTTCACGCGCAGGAAGCCGTTTTCGGTGACCACGTTGCCGCCGATCATGGCGGTGCCCCGCACGGTGAGCAGGCCCTCGGCGAACTTGTAGTCCTCGCTGACCTGGACCTCGTAGGGCCCGAAGAGGTCCAGCTGGTAGGCCAGGGGCTTGCCGTAGGCCATGCAGTAGCCCCGTCGGCGGTGGCGGCGTCGGACAGGGCGGGCAGCTCGTCCACGATGCAGAAGCGCACCGCCAGTCCGCCGTCCTTGATGGTCCCCACCGTGGTGGAGCCGGCGCCGAACTCGATTTCGTACACCGCCTTCTTCTCATTGGTCCCCCGCACGTCGCCAAAGGCAATGAGGTCGGCCTTGTTCAGCAGCAGCACCCCGCCGCCCTCCACATTGTTGGCCCCGCCGTAGCTGAGGGCCAGCTTGCGCAGAGTGAACTGGTCAATCCTGGCGATGGTCACGTCGGTGCCGGCGTCAATGGCCGCGGCCTTCAGAATACCAGTGGGCTCGGAGATGGCGGCGGAGGGGTCGCCGGTGACGATCAGGCCCCCGGTCTTCTTCCGCAGGGCGTTCATCGCCCCCTCGGACACCCGGCTCTGGTAGTTCAGCGGGGTGGTGCGCCGGATGTTCCGGGACACATAGGACAGGGTGGAGATCATGGTGGGGGTGATCTTGGCGATCTTCAGGTTGGGGCTGGAGTCGGGGGAGACGGAGCCGTCGTCCTTCCGGGTGCCGGCGGTCTGCCCGCCGCTGACCTCGTAGGCCACGGCGTCCTCCCCCATGCCGTTGGCGTCCACTACCCGCACCAGGTCCACGATGCCGGACACAATGTTCTGGCCCTCGTTGATGCCGGACACCCGGGTGGGCTGGGCAATGTTCCCGCTGGCGAGGGTGAGGGCCCGGCACAGCGCCCCGGCGGTGACCTCCATCCGGCCATTCTGGGCGAACTGCTGGGCGCGGGTCTCCGCCTCCTGGGCGGGGATGCCCTGGAGCTCCGCCAGATAGGCGGCCCGGCGCTCCACGCCGGCGGGCTGGGCGCCCCGGGCCTCGTCGGGAGTGCTCCCCGCAATAGGGTTCACGGGGCCGGGGGTGGACTCGGGAACGTTTTCGGGAACCGTGCCCGTGCCGCTGATCCGGCGGCTAGCGGCCTGCCGGCGGTCCAGCTCCCGCTCCTCCGTCTCCAGCTCGTCCAGCTCCTTCTCCAGGGCGTCCATGTCCACAGCGTCTTCTCCGGCCAGCAGCGCCCGGATTTCCGCCCGGCGCGTCTCAATTTCCTTGCGTCTCTTCTCAAACATGGTTGTCATTCCTCCTGATTTGTGTGGTGTGTGGATAGGTTCGGGTCCGCGCCAAAAGCCTGCGCCGCCGCGCGGCCTGCTCTAAGACCCTGACCTCCTTCGAGTGCTCCACCTCGAAAAAGGCTCGGGCGGCGATAGATGTCTCCTGATAGGCGGGAATGTCCACCGCCGAGACATCGTACAGCTTGCGGATTTTCGTAATTCTCCGGGTGCGGGTCGCGGTGTCGTATTCCGATGCCTGCACCGCAAAGGAAAAGCTCATTTTGTCGATGTAGCCGCCGGCAATCTCCCGGTACAGCTCCCGGCCCGCCTCGGTGCCGGACAGGTCCGCCTCCATCTCCAGCCCCCGGTCTGTAACGGAAAGGGACAGGGTCCGGTTGCGCAGCCGTGCCACCACCTTCCCGCCGTGGTTATAGTTAAAAATCACGTCGGACAGGTCGCACCCGTCCAGGGCACGGCGGTCAATGACCTCGTAATATTTCACGCCGTCAACCTCATAGAGGCAGGTGGGCATGTCGAACACCACCGCCGTGCCCCGGACGCGGAAGCTCTCCCCCTCCCCCTCCCGGGGCGCGGGGGCGAAGCTCTCCAGGGCCCGATACTCGCGGCCTTTCTTCATGGGCATTTACGCTCCCTCCTTTTTGCCTTCCGGCTCGTCCCCCGGGTCAGAGGGCACTTTGTCTTCCTGGGGCGGTCCCTCCGCCGGGTTCCCGGCGCTGGTCATCTGGTACTGGTCGGCAATGGCGGCGTTCACCATGTTCAGGGTCTGCACCCGCCGCCGGCCCTCCTCGCCGCCGATGGGCGGGAAACCGAAGACCTCCAGCACCTGGTCCAGCTCCAGGGCGCCGATGTCCGTGAGGAACTTGGCCGCCTCCACCCGCTTGTCCAGGGTCTCAAACTGAATGCGGTCCATCTCACAGATCACCGCGTTGCCAAAGCCCTGCTCCCGCTCGGTGAACAGGGCGTTGGTCAGCCCCTGGGCCAGCTGCATATAAAACGGGACCAGCTGGCCCCGGTAGAAGGCGTCCATCCTCTCCGCGTCCGCCTTGTTCTGCACAATGTCCTCGTTCACCCCAAAGTAGTCGTAAATCTCCCGCCGGACAAATTCCAGCTGCCCCGTGGGGATGGGCGTCTCCTTCTGGTTGATGGGGGTGTATTTGTGCCGGTTGTCTGTGATGATAACCCCGGATTCGTTGTTCTCCGCGCTGAAATTGTCCCGTACAAAATCGTTCCGCCGGCGGCGCAGGTCCTCATCCTTGGTGACGCTGGCGGCCTCCAGGACGCCCCGGATGATGGAGATGAGCCGGGCAAACTTGCTCATGTTCTTGTTGAAGGCGTCCGCCGTCTCCAGGGTGGGCAGCAGGGGCCGGTTGTCGTCCCCAAAGATGTCGTTGTCCAGGTAGTGCCGCCGGAGGTGGACCAGGTGCTCGTAGGGGAGGGTGTAAACACTCCCCGTGGCAAAGGTGAGACGGGCGTACATCCCGCCCAGGTGCTCCACCAGGTCCACCCGCTGGGCGTTGATGGGGTACAGGGCGGTGAGCCTGCCGCCGTCGAACACGGGCAGGATAAAGGCGTTGTTGTGCACGACGAACTGGGCCGCTACCCGGTAGTAAAAGGCATAGGCCGTCATGTACGGGTTGGGCCGGGTCTGCA